CTTGAGTTTGTGAAATGATCATAGCATTTTGGTTCACCATTCTTTTTCTCGACTCGAATACTTCAACACCCATTATTCCAGCAGTAGAACTACCAAGTCTTGCTCCTGCTTGTTCTCCTATAGCTTCTTGTCTTTGCGCATCGGTTTGGCCTAGGCCTTGTGCTTCTGAGTTTATGTCTTGTACATTTTTCTTAATGATAGAAAATGAATTAGCTATTTCATCAAATTTAGTTGTTGGAATAGCAGTTTTAAAGAATTTAAGAGCCGCTTTTTCTGTTTCTTGAAAAGTAGTTCCTAATCCTTTTAGTGCCTGAGAGTAACCATCAAACATTTCTGCTCCTTGAAAAACTATGTCAAAAACTGTTTGAAGTCCTTTTCCTAATCCCACGGCACTAACTTTTGCCACTAACATGTCGTCTATACTAGATCCAAGGCTTTCCTCTAGCAGCTTTTGCATTTCCGGAAAATCTTTAATTCCTTCTAGTGCTATCATTCTGGCATCTTTTGCAGCCCTACTTCCTATTTGAGTTGCACTAATCTTGTTATTAAAACTGCCGCCATCTCCCATACCTTCTAGATTATCTTCCGATATAGCTGATCCAGCATCCTGTTGCGCTTTAGCGGCTATCTTCATTGAGTCCGCTAGTGTTTTTGCTACGCCTCCCATTACTTGGTACTTATCTGCCATTATAGTAGTTAAATGCGTAGCTCTTTCTTGTTGGTCTGCTAATTCTTTTATTTTGTCTGGTATTTGGTCAATGACTGTTCTTAGTTCTTCCACTTTCTCTTTTGCCTTTGCTGACTCATCTGAAAAGAATCCAAACATTTTTGCTACTCTTTTTATTGCGTCCCAGGCCATGCCTAGTACTAGTATTATGGTTCCTATAAAAGGTATTGAACTTAGTAAAGCTTTACCAAATACCTTTGCACTGATGGCCGCAAATTTAAACCCAGATGAAAGACCTGCTAAGCCCTTTCTGTAAAGTTTATTAAAGAAATTACTTTTCTTAGTTATACCATTTGCTTTAAGTAATGACGTATAGTATGTTTTAGTTGCAGCGCTTGTCTTTTTTAATATACCCATATACTTATCTTTAGTACCAGCTAAAGTAAAGGTTTGTTTTTCTGAGTCTCCCATTATATCTAACTCTGCTTCTGATAGCCTTAAGTTAGCGGTTGCTACATCAAAAGCTTTTTTACCAGCAGTTCCACCTTGAGCTGTTTTTATAGCTACAATATGCTTTCTCTGATCTTTTAAGTTATTAACTACTTTTTGTTGTGCTTTGCTGAGTTTCTTATAAGATTCTTCAGTTTTTCCACCTAATTTATTTATAGTTCTAGTCAACTGTTGTTGAGCCGTAGTCATCTCTCTAGTAGTTGCAGTTCCCTCTTGTAGTTTAACTACTATCTTGTTAAAAGCTTCTGGAGCGTCTTTATACCCTCTTACAAGTTTTTGTGCAGATACAGCTCCTGCATCACCCATTTTTATAGACTGTGCTATTCCTTCAGCAGCAGCAAGATTTGCTTTAACAGCAGCTGCAGTCATACTTCCAAAGGCGGGTAGCATTCTCTTTGCTATGCTTCCTGCAAATATTGTTATTAATCCTAAGAAAACCGTTTTGGCATCTAAGAAGTAACGTATTAAAAGTGTTAGAGGTCCGTTAACAAAGTTTATAACATCTTTAGCTAAATCAGCAAAAGTCGCTGCTAACTGGTCGTAAACGTTTGGGTTAATTGCATCCGCAATAGCTCCAAACTTCATTTCACCCTCTGTAATAATTGCGTTCATAAACGCTTGTTGTCTTTCGAATCTAGTCAACTGAGCGGCAGACTTACCTAGTGTTGCTGCATAAGATTCAGTAGCGTCATCAAGACGTACCATAATACCCAATTCATCTAAAATTTCAGGTTCGAGTTTAATCGCACCTCTTGTTAATCTATCAAGAGCATCTCCCATATCTCTACCAAGTGCTTGTGAAGCTCCTTTAGCTACTCTTGTTAGACCTTCCATCTCTCTGACACCAAAACCTGCACTAACAGATAGTGCCGCTGTTTTCATTGCTTGTTCCATAGACACAGCAAAACCAGTTGTTTCTTGCAACTTCTTCGCTACTAAATCTAGGGACATACCGGTTTGGTTACTAAACTGAGTTAGACCTTCTGCAAGTTTTTCAACCTGCATTGCACCACGGAGTGCATTAAATGCTGCAGACACAGCAAAGACGTTGGCAGCTAAAACAGCGTATGAACCTACAAGAGCTCCAGACCCGCCACTTCCTCCAATCGTTTGGTTTAGTTTTGAGAAAGATTTAGCACTAGATAAATTGGTTTGATAAATTCCTTTGTTTTGTTTATCATACTGATTACCTGTTTTAGCTGCTTTTTTCTGTGATTTCTCTAAGTTGTTTGTAGCTTTAGTAGTTTTATTAATATCGTTTGAAACGATCTTAAAGCCCTTACCGGTAGCTACAATTTCTATTAGTACTCTGCTGTCTGCCATATTTATTTTTTCTTCATTTTATCGTAGGAAGCTTTTAATTGCTTCTGTGACTCTGCTATTGCTCTTGTTTCGAGAAATAGTAATATTTCAAATACCCATTCTTTTTCTTCTTTTTCGGTTATTTTGTTTGCTTTAAGTACAAAGTCAAGATTAGTATAGTCTTTTCCTACAAAACCAACTTCTCCATACATTCTGTTACCTAGTTGATTAAATATACCAATACTTCTTATTACCGTTTCTGGAAAGTCTTCTCCTTCTGGAGGACATTTTTCCCAATCTATTTCTTCCCCTGTTTGCTCACACATTCTAAGGTATTGTTCCTTAGACATGCCAATTGCATCGTGGTCAAGAAATAGGGTCAGCTTCTGGAGTATCTTTTCTTTTGACTGTTGTACGAAAGTTATCTAAATCAAAGACTACCTCATTGAGCCAGTTATCAAACTCATTTGAATTTTCAACTAATTGTTCTGCATTATCAGAGTTATAGTCTAGTAGTGCGTCTACATCTTGATTTTTTAAATCTACTAATAGTAAATCTTCTAGGTACTGAAGTTTCAATCCTTTCCAACCTTTTACAGTTGAACTTGTAAATTCTTTAACGAATTTTTCATCGTTTAAGGATTCTTCAAAAGCTCTAGTCTTTCTGTTAAATTTATTTTCTGTGCATCTTTTTCTTAATGCGATTAATTCTTTTCGGGATAGGTTTGCTAGTTCGACTTCAAATCCGTCGAGTCCAGGAAATTCTACCCAAGTGGTCTTAGTGTCGACCAATAGGCTTTTAAGTTCCATCATTTTTTATATTCTCCTATGAATATTGTGTGATTTGTGTACCAATTGCGGTGTTGCTAGTGGAACGGAAGTCATACGTTTGTGTATAAACATCACTTACATCCATTCTTGCTGTGTACATTGCTGGGTTTAATTGTATCTTCCAGAAATCTGTACCGCCCATCTTTTTAGCTGTTACAGTAATATTACTATTAGTACTAAAATCATCAAATTGTGTTATATTATTATCAGTTTGGTATTGTTGAATTGTTCCCGAGACAACTCTATTATCTACCGTGTATGCACTAGGAAACATAGCATTACTTGAGTTAGTAACAGCTAGGCTTTGGTGCAATGTTTCGTAAGGAACCCATGATATATTATTCTGTATCTGTATATTTACGCTTATAATATTATTCATATTCAAGCTATCAATAGATACTGATGGAAATACTTGAAGTGGAGTTCTGGTGGAAGATTCAGATTGAAGACTTCCAGGTATGGTATAACTTTCGTTACCTACTCTACTTAATTTTGTTCCTTGTCCTTCTACTGCTACCGAAAACTGTTCACTTTGTGCTAGTGCGAAACTAGCTGAAGTTATTATGCTTCCTGCTACTTTGAAAGTAGCACTTCCAGTTTGAACGTACATATCAAATGATTTTAATTGTTGTGTTTCTATATCAGAATCACTGGTTTCAACTAAATCGCTTAATAAATCCATTACTAAAGACTCGTCTTTCTCTGTCGTCAGAGGAACTGTAAAATTAAATGAAGCCGGATTGGCTTTAGTTATTGTTGTTCCCTCTACCATTTTTGATTGATCGTGCAAAGTCTTTACTGGGTACGAATCTTCCGCAAATGTTTGGGAAAAGCTTAAGGCGGTATTAGTATATATTCTATACTTGTTACCGCCATAAACTATAAATAGCTTACTCTCCTTGAGAAAACTATATGACATGCTACTTAAGCGTCTGCTGCTCTAGCACCTGAGGCGGCATAACCACCCTGAGTGTGTGAAGTTGCTGCTAAGTACTTAACTTCTAATTCATTACCTGTTAATAGGTCTGTTCCGTGAGCTGCAAACTCTACAGAAGCTGAAATTAGATCACCCACTTCAACTGTCGGAACAGTTAAATGAGCTCTTGGCATATTAAATTCTACGCCTGGAGCTGTAAAGTCATCAGCCTCCATGCCTTCTCCGTCTGAATCAACAGCTCCTGCTACACCCATGAATAAACGCATATCAAATACGTTGGACACGAGGTCAGTTGCTTGTGCTAAGTCGGTTAAAAGCTGATTTGAACCGTTGGCTTTGGTATCAAGGTACATGGTTAAAGAACCACTTACTACCCTAGCACCTGTAAATGAGCCAATAGGCTTATCTACAACACCAATAGTTTCTGGTGTTACATAAGTAACGTTATTTGCGATAGTTAAAGAACCACCTGTAATATTAATATCATAAGTTGTTCCAGTCAAACCTTGTGAGTCTGCACCGCCACCTTGATCTTCAGTATCAAGATATAAACTTGAAAGTTTATTTCTTAAGTAATCTGCATCACTTGGTCCGGTAGTATCTACATAATTAAACGTTTCCGCGTGTGTATCTACATTACCGTTGGTTGGAGCTGCTTCTGAAGTACCCTGAATAATATGCTTAGAAGGATCTTCTAAAGCTTCAGATACTTGGTCAATAGTAGTAGCATTACCAGACCATGTAATCTGTGCTATACCATCAATTGAGAAGTCAACTTCTGCTTGGTTAATCTGTGCTTGGTTTAACCTGTATGTTGTATTTTCTAGTGCGAAATAAATACTTAATTTCATAAGTTCATGGACGTCTGATTGGTCAAATTTACATAATGAACCAAACTGAGCACCGGTAGTTACTAGTACGCCAGCACCTGAAGTGTCTGATGCATTTGGTAATCCAGTTCCTGATAGAGCTGCCCATAAAAGGTTCTCACAACAGTCGAATGTTCCGTCTGCTCTGAAACTATTTGCACCATGTTTGAAAGGTCTGACATATGTGCCAAATGACCATTCTGCAGGTGGTAAAGAATCATTGAATCTTTTTGAACCCCTGTTTGGTGTAGCACCTGCTTCTGAAATTGTTACGTCAGTAGAGTCACTTCCTTGTGAGAAGCTATATCCGTCTAACACACCAATTCTAAAAGTATTTGCGTCTACTTCATTTCCTTTGAACTTACCTGTTCCTGCTCTTGAGCCATCTGCTGTTGTAGTTGCTGATATTGAATCCACAGTTACTACAAGACCTGATGCTGAGCCGTTATTTGTTCCTGCGTAGTTTTCTACAGCAGTTTCTGTTGCAGTTTCGTCTTCGGCGAACGCTGCTCCCCTAAAGTTATTAGGGATACCAATAGTAGCGACTGGTCCAGTTGCTGAACCGCCAGTAATACTTAGAACAATTACTTTGAAGCCGGTACCGCTACTAGAAGTTGTTCCTAGTGTTACGATATCGCCTACAGCGTATGCTGTTCCCGCAGTAGTTACGTGGCAAGTTTTCACTCCACCAGTAGCACCAACTCCGTTTACTGAGCTGACGAATACTTTGGTATTTCTCGATAGATTTAAAGCCATTTGCTTTCTCCTATTATTTTACTTTGAAAGTACTTAGCTAGACGTTTATCAGCTGCGTAATTTCGTTTAATACCTACACTCTAAAGTCATTTCACCAATGGCTAAGGGAGCTAATACTCCTGCATCCGTTGATAAAGACTGTAAAGTTAAGGAAGTCGTTGTTAAGTGCGGACTTACAGTATCATCGTAAATCAGCACATCATTGTTGTCGATAACTCTTTCAATGTCTTCCATTAAAACAGCTAAGACCTCTTGTGAATCGTCTTGGTCTTCAACATAAACTCTTATGTCTAAACTCAAAAATCTCCATTTAAACTCACCAGGTTGGTACTCTCTTACTTCATCTCCAGCTACCACACAAATTTTTGGGTACTCCTGGATTTCATCTAAAAACACCATTCCTGAATGTGCGTTTTGAAATATATTTGAATTGTTGGGGTTATTACCATCAATTAAATTTATTTTTTCAACTAGTGCGTCTACTATCTTTTTTCTAGCTGTTCTATAACTATTTGCCATTATGTTCTCCTAAGATACGTAAACTTTTTATCTGTGTATTGTAGTGCTAAGTTTCTTATACTTTTCACTATTAAATCTTTGGGGTTATACCCCGGACTCCAACTTTTTGAGCCTGTGTTTTCAAAAGTTTCATAAACACCACCTCTATTTTTACTCTTTCCACCACCAGTTAGCATGTAGCTATATTCACCGCTAATGCCTTGCGGACTTGGTCTTAAGTATTTTAAAACTACGCTATCTGAAAAAGTACCTGTTCTATTTGTTAAAGCAGGTTTTCCCATATTTCTTCTAACTTCTGCAGGTAATCTTTTATTTATTAAACGTTGGACTTTTAATAATTCTCTTACTGAGGACTCTGCTCCTTTCTCGCTCATTCTATTAACACCAGCTCCTAGTGCTGCTAATTTAGAAGATTTAGCTTTCTTTTTTAATTGTTTTAGTTTAGTAGAACCTTTAATTATTGGTGATTTACCAGCTTGTTTTCTTTGTGTACTACTTTTATTCTTATAAGGCTTAGGTTTTTTCTTTAGAGCTAAATCTGTAAATTGTTTAACTATCTCATCTTCTAGTAACTTTGAGCCTTTTAACTTTGTAAACTCTGTCTTATTTAAAAAACTTTTTAATCGTTTATCTGATATTCCACCAGGTGACCATGCTTGGCCCATTAGTCTTCCTATCTCCTTTTCAGCGTCGGTAGTAGCCTTTGGTTGTTTATATACTATTTCTAATTTTTGTTCGGCTCGTCCAGCTAGTACATTAACGGTTTTACTTTTTATTAACTCCCACTGAGTTTGATTCGTAACAGTAGTAAAGTGGTCTACAGCTGCTTCCATATCTCCTAAGGTGTCTATTCCTTTTAACAAACCAGGAGGAGCATTAAGTACGGCTAGTGCTGTCATATATGCTTTTCTAAATGTTTCAGCGTGCATTTTAGCATCTGCTACTTGTTTAGCATTAGCTTCTCTATTTGGTTGTAATAATATAGTTCTTGCTGCTTGTTCTAAGTATGTATATATTATAAAGGCTCTTTGCCCTATAACATTAAAGCCTTTATGAGACTGTTGTCTGCCAGGTATAGACATATCAATTGTATGTTTATTAATAAAGTTTACCCATTCATTATACTCTTTTCTAAGTTCTTCTGTATTTAGTAGAGTTCTTCCTTTTGCGTCTTTTATTTTACTAAGAGATGCTATGTGTTCATTGAACATACCAGCAAACTTTACATCAAACTTATCAATATAGTTTAAGAATTTTTCATGGTTTTGAGTAGTAGTAAGTGTCTGACTTTCTACTGCACTTCTGGCTTCGCTGCCTCCGCCTGCTATTTTGTTTATCTCTTTAAAGTACTTATTTAATGACTGCTCTGCAGACTTCTGCATAGCCTTTAGTTTTCTTTCTACAGAGATTTTCAACTGTATAGTTTATACATATCCAGTATTCTTTTGATATGGTCTGGAAATCCGATGTTCCCTGTTAAACTAGAAGATACTTGAGTTTCAACACTAGCTCCTGATATCGACATTCTTTCTTTTCTTTCATCTTTCATGTAGTATTTAATTAAATCAAATACTGCTAGTTTTAAATCTTCAGGAGTACTTGTGTACCCTGCTTTGTATGTTACCTTTACGGACTTCATACCTTTAGGCCAGCTCTTAGTGCCTGTGCCTGTTGTTCGTGTAATACTGTCAGATTCGTCATCAACTATGTATTCAAATTTACCACTATTATTAGAATTTTCTGTAATTAGTGTAACGTATGAATCAGCTTGACCTGTTCTTTCTTGTACTGATACTACCTGTATCAAGGGAGACTCATTAAGTATTATAGTATCTACTAGATTATCTCTTATATTTTTATATTCGACTTTATTAGTGCTAGCGTAATCTACGATAGTACTCCCGCAATAAGTCTTAACGAGTTGGGAAACTTGGTCTATAACTACATTTATACGAGCATCGTTCTTTATGCTGGTCAAACCTGCAAAGTCCTTGTATTGTTGTAATGTAACTAAATCTGCCATATGTTTTCCTTAAAAAGTGTGGTGGAGTTGCCCCCACCACATAATTACAAAAGTATTAACTACCTTTATACTGAAGACTAATACATGCTGTTGAAGCATCTATCATGTCTGTGAATCCTAGTCTCTGTGAAGCGACTAGTACTCTTCTTTGATTCGCAACTTCGTAGTCGGACTCAATAGTAACACCTCTTAATCTAGGCATTACGAAGTTCTTAACGTTAACAGCAACTGCAAAGAATTTGCTTACTGCTGGAGTTTTGAACTCGTCACATACGATTACTTTAGAACCGTAGACTTCTCCGATTTCACCATTCAGTTTAGTAGCAAGATTACCAACTAAGTTAGCATCTTGGAACTCTGCGTCTGATAATAGGTTGAAGTATTCTGTTGAATTCACGATGTAAACTACATCTCTAGGATTCATACCCCATTTGCCCATTTTCTTTCTAGCATTTAACAACATTGAAGCTGTTAAAGATTCTGATGCAAAAGCTGTAGCTGATTGAATTTTGTTAGCGCCAGCCATAGTGACTAGTCCTTCAAATGCTGCTCCAGATGTACCGTAAACGCCGTCTGCATGGTTACCCACTAACAGTGCATTTTCAATACCTCTTGAATGTGCTCTAATAATTGATTCACGAATCAATGGTAGAATTGGCAAGATTGCATCTTCTTCAGTTTCATTACCTAAGTATGATTGTGAAATAAGTTTTTTAGTTGAAAGAGTTCTTTCAGTTAAGTCGATACCTGACATAGTTCCATCATATGTATCTCCTCTTTCTTCCAAGTTACCATGTGGGCTTGCGCCTGTAGCTACTTGGTTAGCTGTAAATTCAGCATACCCAGCATCTGGTAGTATTGGAATGATCTGTGTAGCTGAAGTCATTTGGATTTCTCTAAATAACGGTGCTAACACTAGCTCAAGTTGAATATCTCTTTCGATATTAGTTGATACTGTTTGCTCAAAATCCGCTGAAGAAACGCCAACACCTGAATGGGCATTAACTTTCTGCATTGTATCTTCTGCAAGTTTAGTATTCCAGCCTTTACCAGTAGCAAGTCCCATAATCCAAGCGTCATCAATGTCGCTTGTAAAGGCTTTCTGCCAGTCGCTGTTCTTTCTATCGCCAAAAACTTTCTTAGACTCACGCATGGCGTTAATCTCGTCTTTTTTGTCGGATAGTTCTGTTTTTAGTTCGTTAACAACAGATTCTAAATCTCCGTGTCTTTCATCAATACGTTTTTCAACGTCTTGCATAAGCCTTTCAGCTCCTGATAGACCGGCGGTTACTATTGTTTTAACTTTTTCTTGCTCAGCTTCTTTTTCAGCTACTTCTTGCATTACTGCAGTAGCTTTTTCTTCGGCTTCGCTTACTTCTTTTGCTTTCATTTCAGCTTGTTGCATTGCGATTTTAGCAGCAGTTGATTTTGCCACCTCTTCCGCGAACGCTTTCAAGTCAATCTCAGCATTTGGAGTAGTTTTTTCTGTAGACATATGTCTCTCCTGTTGAGTGGTTTTACCCACGGCTTGTGGCGATTCAACTTCTTCAGTCTTCACTGCGTCCATTACAATAGCCTGTTTACTTTCTTTCGAAAAGTCAGCTTTCCATTCATCATATTCTGATTGAGAATCGAATGATTTTGCAATCGAGAACATTGCGGCCTGGTTGCAAGGTACACTCACAACAGACACTTCAAATAGTTCTGCGTCCTTTATCTTATATCCATCGGTTTCCTTTAGATAGTCTGCGTCCTTTACTCGGAAACCCACGGAAAATGCTCCAAGAACGCCATCTTTAATAAGATCTTTTATATCACCTGCGCTCTTAGAGATTTTAGCTCCAAGCTCGAGGCCTTTGTCGGTAACTTCTAGTGAAGTCGCACGACCAATTGGTTTGTTGTAGTCATGGTTAAATAGAATAATTGGATTACCTTTAAAGTTATCCAACCCACCATTCTTAGTCCATGCTTCATGATCAATACAGTCACCGGCTCTGTCGCTATGGTTAGTGCTTGCATATCCTTTGATATTTACACTTCCGTCGTCGTCTTCGTTTAGAGCTTTGAATGTTGATGACCAATGAAAAATTTTATCTGACATATTACTTACCTTTCTTTACTTCAGCTTTTTTAGGAGCTGGCTTTGCCTTTGGTGTTTCCATGACAGTATTATCTACTCTCATTTTGTGTTCAATCATTTGGGTCATTCTACCCCATGAGCCAAAAGCTCTTTTAGCAACTTGAAAACGCATTGGTACGTCTGTTGCTTCTTTATATTCTACTATTGAAAGTACTCTGCCTTTCGACATAAAGTAATCCATTAGTGTTTTAAGAATTGCTGGTTTATTCATCTGTAGTTTCCTCTGTTTCTTCTGGTGGTCTGCCACCTTCGCTTGGGTCAGCTGCGCTGCCCGCTATATTTGCTGGGACTCGTAAGTCATCATGTCCATCTATTGATTCCATGTTCATTGCGTCCCTGACTTCGTTAGGTGTCATAATACCTGTATTAACTAGTGTTGCATAGTAAGCTGCTTGGTCTCTTAGTTCTGGTTGTAGAGCTGGTACACCGTGTACATCTTCGTCTAACTTAAATCCAAAGTATCTTTCTAAAGCATGGTTCATTTTTCTAACTATAGGTAGTACTGTTTCTAGGTAGTATAGTCTATGATTAGGTCTAATGTTTGCATTGTTTCCACCATCTAAAAGAATTGGTGGTACACCCATAGCTTGTAATATTACTTTCTCATTTGCTGCAATAGAAGGCTGGAAGTCTAGTTCTTTAAAGTTTACTTTAGTTAAACTATCTACTTCTAATCCGCCGTCTAGTATAAGTGGTCTTCTACCACCATTTTTTGGATTGTATCTTTGTGCCCAAGCTGTTAACATTCTTTCTTTGATTCTGTCAGAAAGTGTATTTGGACTCTTTAGTACTAATCCTGGAACTGCTCCATTTAAAAAGAAGTTATCCTGAAATTTTCTCATGCTGTCTAACAGATACATTGTTCTGTAAGCTGCTTTAAGTCTAGGTACACCCCTATAGATTGAATGAAATGAGTTTTCTTTAATATGTATAATTTCTTTAGGAGTGTAGTCTATGTGTCCATCATATACATACTTGCTCACATAGGTCTGAGTATCAGCTTCTATGGTAACATTGTTAGCGGGTAAATGATAGAGGTGAACACCATCAAAATAAATGAAGATGTTACCATCAATCAGTAAGTCAATTATAAGATTTCTCTTAAAAGTGTTTACATCCTGAAAAGGGTTTGGCTCTTTGTTTAGTAGTAAGTCTACCTTTGTTCTACGAATATTTTGAACTATTGGAGTTATACCTTGTATTTTTTCTCCAACTTCAAAAGGAATGTCAGCTACGTCATCAACAATCATGTTGACAGAACGATTAACTACTTCTAGTTCTTCGTAAGCGGAGCGATAATTATCTTTCTTCTCACGAGTATCTATTGATATTCCTTCATCAAAGGCAATATGACGCTGAGCAGAATTTAACTTCTCCTCATTGTTTGTTCCTAAGAATCTATCATACCATGCCATATTTGTCTCTCTGTATCTTCACCCATCTTTTTTGTTTTATTGCTGTTGACAGCTTTGGCCTTTTGCCATAAATACTATGTAATCTTAAATGATGAGTTTTACATAGTGTAGCTGCTTCGTCGTATACTTCGGTAAGGTGTTCCTCAATGAACTGTTCTCGAAGATTCATAATTTGGTCGGCTGAGGTAATAGTTAATTTATTTACCTTCATCCAAGTATATAGTAACTCGGTCATTCCATAGAAGTGGTGAAACTCTAAGTTTTCTGTATCACCGCAAATAAAGCACTGGGTATCTTTTTGATATCCTGATTTGGCTTTGTCCCGTACGTACTTGACTAAATCTCTTTTTAAATCCATAAATTCCTATTACTGAAAATTATACCAAAATTTCACCTTTTTGTCAAGAACAATTTTTTGGTAGGTTGTTTAATTAAAATGACCCTGATGATGTCTCAAATGTATACAGTGCATATCTAAGGGCATCTGCCATGTGACTTGCCATATTGTGTTTTGGCTTCTCTCTTAGTAAGTTAGGATTAGGGTCCCATTGATATTGGTCGACGCATGTTAATGCTTGAGAGCATCTTTGATCGATGTGAAGTGTGTCATTATCTATTATACCAGCTACTTGTCCTATACCGTCTAGTACAGACTTTTTAGCATTAATAGTACTAATGTCATAATTTTGTGCAAAGTCAAAACGAGTTTGCTGTGCGGCTGAATCGATATAAATATAGTCTATTCTATACTTAATTATCATTTTATTGATTTCTATAGCATGCTGTTCAGTAGTTCTTTCAGCGTCCATATACTCATCTATGAGGTAGTATTTATGCTCGTCCCAATCATATGCTATCACGCAAAGTGCTGTTGGATCTTTGTAACCAACGTCAAGACCTGCGAATACATCCATATTGCTAGTATCAAGTTGTTCAAAATCTCCGACTTGAGTTTCGAAATTAAAGTTCCAGACCTGCCCTTCATAAGTATTGAAGTCAGCTAAGTACTCTTGTGAAAATTCTGATGCTGACATAGCTTTCTTTGCTTCTACTATGTCTTGCTCACTGATTCTTGGGTTTTCGTGATAGGTTGCTCTAATAGAACACCAGTCTTGAAATTCATCGCTAAACCCTCTGTGATAGAAGTCCGCAAACCAGTTGTTTCGTCCCCTTGGAGTTGAAATGAATACTGCTTTGCTGTTCTCTTTATCCAATGTAGGTCTTAGTGCTACATTGAACGCATCTTTACCATCAGCCAGTGCGGCTTCGTCAAAAATGATTAAGTCATAACTTCTACCAACTGTAGAGTCCACCTGATTCACAGAGCCCATTCGTATAGTAGAACCGTTGGAGAGTTCTATAACTTTATCTTTCGCATTATCTTTAGTAACCTCCAAGTCAAAATGTTTAATAAGTTGTCTTTGTAGGTCAAAAGAAATTTGGGAAAGTGAGTAGTTCGGTGACATAATTAATATGTTGGAGCCTGGCACGAGTGATACAAGTTGTCCTATGACATTTGCAATATACGTTTTTCCTTGACGCCTTGATAAGGCGGCACACACGAATCTATACTTTGGGTTGTTTATGGCATTGATCAATGCCTTTTGCGAACTATTAGGTTCAATACCTAATAAGTCCATATAGCTATTAATTGGCAATTTGATAAACCTTTCGGATTGGTCAAAGTGCATCAATTCAGTGCTAATAATATCTGTTCTGCTGA